CTTATCATTTGCATCAGCAGGGCTAATTATCATACTACCAGAAATAGTTTTAGCTATTTCGTCTGGTAATATAGTTGCTGTAAGTGTTACTGTTGCATCATCTGCCATTATTTTTTACCTTCTTTTTTAAGACGTTCTTCTCTTTCTTCGTATTTCTTAACTTCTTCTGCTGACATATTTCTAATAAATCCTTTTACTGGATTTTTTATAATTGCCATTTTAATTGGTTTAGCTATTGCGTTTGCCATTTTATCCCTTAGTAATTTTAAATGATAATCCCTTTACAGGAACTGTTACGTTTTTAATCTTTTTTGAAGTTAAAATGTTTCCAGAGTTTACCTTCAAATCTGTACCCTCCAAAGTGGGAGAGACTAGAACCGAGGTCTGCCCAGATTTTTCCTCCAATTTTTTGCCATCTTCTTGAGAAGGCGTAATCTTCTGATAAGTATCTTCCATTTTCATCTTTCATTGTATCAAAAAACAAATAAGTATTATCTGAATCATACTCTTTACCATTAACTATTTGGTCAGTTATATAATGTAAATCTTTATACTCTTGTTTCATTTTTTCTAAACAAGAGCGTTTCATTAACATAAAACCTGTTGCTCCATCCAAAACTTCTGCAAAACCTTTTTCTACATTTATGTTATCTTTATCTGCAAAGTTTAACACATAAGGATAACTTAAATCTTTATAATCTTTACCTTCTTTTATTAAATCTGGTATCCCATCCCAATTTATCATTTTCATAGGATAAGGAGCACAAATTACTTCTTGGTCAAAATCTAAAAACCTTAATAATAATTTAGCATCAAAACCAATATCTGCATCAATAAACAAAAGATGAGTAGCATCTTTATCATCAAGAAAATTTGCTACTAAAGTATTTCTTGCTCTAGTAACTAAAGACTCTTGACCTAAAGTTTGTATTCTTAGTGCTATGTTTTCTTCTCTACATAAATTTTGTAAATCAAGAATACTATGAAAGTAATCTTCACTTAACCAACTACCATAACACGGCGTTGCAACAAATATGTTTGCTCTAGCTGACACTCACTGATTCACTACCTAAACTTGCGGTTAAAGTCAAGGCTGTTGCTTTAGGAGTTGCATTTGCTGATGTAAATGTACCAACAAATTTTTTACCTTCAGTAACACCAAGTGTAGCCATCAAACTAGAAACAACACCATTTTCTATTTGTGCCGATGGTGTTAATACCACAGGCGAACTTCCATTTTTTAATGCTTGAGCATCTGGTTTATGTTTTCTTGGTTCAAGTTGCGGATGTTTTTCTTCGTATTCTGATTTATGTACAAAAGAACCGTTCCACTCTGTAACCATTTCTTTATAAGGAAAAGCTATTCCACTTCTGTCTGATATAGCTTTAGCATATTTACCTGTTGCAAAAGCCATTATACGTTATACCTTAAATCTGGTGTAATTTTTAAATCAACTTTTTCTCTGTTATCTTGCATTGCTCTATTAAATTCTTCTTCATACAACATTTTTAATTCTTGTCTTCTTTGCATTTCAATTTGTGGTCTTTTTAATGAAAGATAATAAGCTAAACCACTAATTGCACATGGCAAAAATCTATTTGGAATATCAACTGATTCAGTTGCGGCTGTAATATCTTCTAGAGCTTTTCTTTCTTTATATCTAAATGTATCAGCACTGTCTGGTGTTGGATACAAAAAGATAACTGGTGTTATTTGTTTATCAACAAAGTATTGACTTGGTCTACCACTGTTTGATTTATCTGGAATTCGTAAGTAATCATCACGACTTATTCTTTCCATTTCAAAATCAGTTCTAGTGCCATCTGCATTAGTGACCGATATTACTGCTTCCTCTACATCTATAGTAAAACTATTTAATGTATAGTTTGCTGTACCAGAGGTAAGTGTTTGAGTTGATTCTCCAACACTCCACAATTGAATACTTCTATTACTCCATTCTTTAAACAACAAATTAAGGCTTCGTCTTGCAGATGAAGATTCTTTTCCTGTTATAGTTTCACCACCAATTCGACTATAAGCCTCTTCAATGATTTCATTAACGTATAATGTAAATGTACGAGTTCCAGAAGTTGCCATTATTTATCCTAATAAATTTTTTGAAATTCTGCTACTACTGTATACATATTACCTGCATCAGCAGTGCTTGGTACAACAAAATTAACATCACTTTGATTACTGTTACTAGATTTATCTGCCGGTATACCACCAAAATCTCTAAAATCCCAATAACCCGCTCCGGTTAAACCTATAATAGGTATATCGCCATCTGAGTCTTCTTCATCTAAACGTGCATAAGAGTCTCCTCCATCTCCACCTTGAGAAGAATACCACACTCTAAGTAATGCTAAATGTGCTACAGCAGTTCCGTCTCTTCTTGCGGCCATTGCTGAAACATCACCAAAAACTGTTGTTCCACCTGTTCCATCCGATTGATTTACTATTTTGATAACGACTCTTTTATCGTTTTCAATAAGTATTGTAGGGCCTGTTACTGTGTCAGCCATTTATATCCTCCTATAAAAATTTTTTCTGCTTCATTTTTTATTATAATAATTAACAAAGCTATTATTTCGCATATCTGCATATCTAATCCTAAAAAAAAAGCTAGGGCTGTTACACCCTAGCGATAGTTGTTAATATACTGAATACTCTATTTCAAGTGTTCCACGAAAAGCTGTTAAAGCTGTATCACAAGTAGAACCTGCACCTAAGTATAAGTATTTACTTGCTACAGCCGCAGTAATATTAGGAGCGAATACATGATAAGTTCCCGCAGTTGCATCTAAATCAATGTCAACTTCTGTTACTGAATCAGTAGCAGATATTCTTGGGTTAAATGATGCTACGCCTGCACCTACTATTTCTGTTCCAGAAGATATTCCAGAGTTTGTAGCTGTTCCAGATGTTGCACTTAATTGTAAGTTAGCTAAAGAGTTAGCATCACTCGCCGCCGCAGTTGTAATACCAATTACTACTTTATGAATAAAGAATTTACTTGCTGTTACTAAAGCATCTGGGTGGTCTGTATTTAATTCACCTAGTTCTACCAAAACATCATTGTCAGCATAAGTTGTTCCTGCCGCATTTGTGCTAGATAAATCTATTGCAAAAGTTTGTATTTTTCTAGTTCCTAATGAAACTAGTTGTCCAGTTGAGTTAATATTAACTCCTGTTTCTGTGATTGCACCAGTAGAAGAATCTTCGTTTATTACTTTAAATCCTGCTTTTGACCTTACTGCACCACTAAAAGTTGTATTAGCCATTTTATTTTCTCCGTAGTTAAATCATATCATCGCTTCTACGATTGTCTGCTAGGGCAGTTGATATAATTAATTAATCCTAGAAATAATATAAGAGGGGGTAAAAACCCCCTCCCATTCGTACTTTATTACGCTCCCGGTGAACCGAATACGGCTCTCCAGTCAGAGAATCCGAAAGAATATCTTTCAGACGCTTTGAAACGCATATTTCCTGTTTCAAAATCTGGTTCCATAGAAGTTTTTAAAGGTCTTCTTTGAAACATTTTAAATCCAGAGTTAGTCATATCTGTTAAGATAAAGAATGCATCTGTATCAGTTAGATAATGGTTAACTGCATATCCACCCGGAAGTAATCCAAGGCTTCTTGTTGCGTTTACATCATTATCAGCAGTTCCAACTCTTAATTCACTTTTCAGAATTCTCTGAGCAGTAAATGCTAAGTCTTTTGGTACAATCATCTTACGAGCTTGTACAGCAACTGGAATATTTCTGTCATCCACAAAACCACCAATTGCAATAATTGCTGTTTCTAGTGAAGTTTCAGAAAGGTCAGCCGCAGTAGCTAATTCGTTAGACAAATCGCCTGCACCTAGTGAAGGGTGGTCAGTAGCACAAAGCTCTTTACCATCTCCTCCAACAAAACTTGAACTGAATGCATTGTTAAGAACATTAGCCGCTTTCACTTGTTTAGTGTAAGCCATTGAACGTGCTAACGCCGCAGTGTATCTTTTAGATAGTGTATCATAAAGATTATCTTCTACAGCTTCCTCAGTAATTGAGAATGCTAAAGCGATAGTCTCATGTACATATCTAGCTGTCCACTGTTCTGCGGCAGTATCATATTCAATTGATGCTCCCTCTGATTTAGTTGGGGCCGCACCAAAGCCAGTAAGAAGAGTTTCTTCTTCAAATGCTCTGTCAGAATTTTCTTCTTGGAAAATTTCTGCGTGTTCACGTTCCCATCTTTTGTACTCCATACCGAATAAGGCGTGGAGACCGGGTTCTAACTCTTTTGCGAGTTGAGCTCTATTAATAGCCATAATTTATATCTCCTATACGCCAGTAGCAAATGTTAGTTCGTGTTCATAAATTTGAACTTCTAAAACTCCATTTGTTCCGTATGCGTTCTTTGGTTCTTCATACAGACCAAGAATTCGCAAACCTGCGGTTCCTGTACCTGTTGTTCCACTAATTTCATGTTTGGATTGACCAGTGTTGGTGTCTCCTGCTGTTGCTACAATATCAGCCAATTGACCAATATCTGCAAAATCAGCACTTCCTGCTGATTGTACTGCAAAAACAATTTGTGGGTCGCTGTAAACGTAAGCAGTTACATCAACACTACCTTGTGTTGTTGCACTTGCTGTCCATTGTCTACTAAAGATTTGTTCGCCAGAAGAATTAGCGTAACTGCATCCTGCAAATACACCTAAAATTCTATCGCCTGCGTCACATTCGTCTATATATCCTGTGCTGAGTAATTTTACACAATCACCGGTAAAAATAGCCGTGCTTAAACCACTTGCGATTTTAAATTCTTCTGTTCGAATAACGCCTCCAGTAAGATGTCTTACGGGTTTTAAACCGTTTGGGGCATCTAAATTTGCCATAATTTATCTCCTGTTAAAGTTATTATAATAACCCAATCAGAAAACTTTAGTCTGAATCTTTCTTTTTACCGACAGATACAGAACTGCTACGCTTTTGTGTAAGAGGCATTGATGGATGTTGTTCTTTTAATATATCAGCATCAACGGCACTAGTCTGAGATTTCGTTTTGTTACGATAATACTCTTGTTTAGCTTCTGCCATCTCTACTGGTATTTTAGCTAGAACTAAATCACCAGAGCCAATTACTCCTGCGTACTTTCCAGTTTCATGCATTGGGACATCGAAATCGGGGTGTTCTTCTTTTTTAACGAATTCATATCCCTCACGTTTACGTTTAGATATGTTTCGAGCGTCATCCTCCCCACCCGCACTCACTCTTAGCCATCTGTATTTTACGCTATCAACATTTGGTTTTGGTGCATCTAAATATGAAGGAGGTGTATAAGTTACTTTTCGTTTCTGATGAGACCTAGATGCAGTCCCTTCAGACGTGGTTTTAATATTTTTACTAGTCATTTGTGTTCCTCACAAACTTCGCATATTCACTTGGTGGCACACCCAGTTTGTTCGCCATTGCGACTTGGCTTTTGGTCAAAGCGACCCTCTTTGATGCGGATTGAGCACGGGTTACACCCGCTACGACTTGCTTGGGTTTAGCTTTTGCTGTTTTTGCAGGAAAAGATTCACCGATACGCCTATCGAGTTCTGAGTAATAATCCTCAGACGAAGGATTAAAGCCCTCCATTTTTAATTGTGCGTCTATAGCATAGGCCGCCCCAGTCATAGCCGCATTTTCTCCAAACCATTTATTTGATTGAGCCCATTGAAGTGCTCTAGGGTCTGGTTGCTGTGCGGGTTGTTGCTGTTGCTGAACTGGTTGAGGTGCTTGAACGCTTGGATAACTTGGAACCGGTTCTGGTTCTTTATCAAACAAGTGTTTTTGCGACTCAAGTGTTTTAAGTTCAACTTTAGCATCAGCAATTGATTCTGCGGCATCTAACATTCTGTCAGAGTCTCCAGACTCATAAGCTGATTTATGTTCAAGGCGAGCTTTATCCAAAAGTTTATTAGCCGATTCTAATTTAGTATCGTAATAAGTTTTTTGAAGTTTATCGTAATCATTATTTAAGGTACTTTTTTTCTTCAACTCTTCTTCAAGTTGTTGAGCTCGACCATAATACTGATTTCTCTCTTGCTCATAGACACTTGCCTTTTTGACAAGTTCATCTATTCGTCTCTGAAGTCTAGATTTTTTCTTTGGACTTTCTTCCTCTTCTTCATCTGAAGATTTGGCTTCAACTTCCTCTGTTTCTTCTTTTTCTTCTTCAACGTCTTCTTTCGCTTCTTGAGGTTCTTCCTCAACAGCGTCTGTTGCCTCTTCTGGCTCTTGGTTGATATTCTCTAAGTTTTCTAATGCTTCTTCTGCATTAAACTCTTCGAGCTTTTCTTCCTTGCCTTCTTCGACAACTTGCATCGGCTTTTTCTTAGCCGAAGAACCGTGTACTACTTGCATAGGTATCTCCTAAGAATAAAAAAAGCCACCAGTACGGGTGGCCTCTTTTCATAGCTATAAAGCTACTATTAAATGTAAAATAATTAACTTATTTCACTAACATCTGGAACTAATCCCAGAATTTCGTCATCGTTCATTATACGGAGTTCCGCTTGACCGAATTTAAATCTGTGTCCTGCATACTTACCAAACATAACATACTCACCCTCTTTACACCAAGGAGCGGACATATCATCTCTGTTGTACGCATCTTTACCTATTTCAATTACCTTACCTATTGAGGCAATTGCTCTGTGGTCTTCCACAGATTTGCTAGGCAAATAAATTCCCATATTTGTTTTATTGGCAACATCTAATACTTTTATAAGTATTCGGTGTCCCGTTGGTTTGGGATAATTTTTATTTTTTAATTCTACTTCTTCTAATTTAAAGGTTGTACTATTCATCATCTTCCTCAATATGTTTAGAAGACTCTCTTATCAAATCTCTAGCAATTTGCAAACCTCTTAGTTCACCTACAACCTTAGTATAATTTTCTGGCTGTAACTTACCATTTGCAAAGGCTTCTTTGCGGTCAGTAATTTCGTTTTCAATTTTTGTTGAAACGTGTTTAATAAATTTTGTTATATCCACTTATTTTTTTTTAATTACCTTTTGTAATGTTTTTGCTTGACCTGCGTGTGCCTTAGATGCTTTTTTTAATTTACTAATAACCTTTTTAACTTTTCTTTTTTTAGAATTTGTAAACATTAAAAAATACCTTTAAAATATTTTTTTGCAATAGCTTTAGAACTTTTCTTTGATTTATAATGTGCAGAACCACCTTTAGGAGCAAGAACTACACCACCTTTTCTATAATTAATAAAACCCGGATTACCTTTTGCTTTATTATGTTTAACAACGTCTTTTTTAAAACTATCTATTGCTTCCTGTTGTGTAATACCTTCTTTTTTCATTTTACGTTTAATAAAACGCATAAAGTTAGGGTCATTTAAATCATAGTCAGCGTTAGGTAATATAAAACGTGACTTGCCATTTTTTTTAACATCACCACCTGTTTCAAATTTTTTAATAATACCGCCTTTTGCTTTTTTATTAATATCTACAAGCATTTTTCTTAAATCAACTATTTTGTCAGCATAAAATGATTTTTTAAAAGAATTTTTTTCTTTATTCATCATATCAGTAATTGATTCAATTTGATTTAATAATTTTAAATCTTTATCCACTAAAATACACCTTTAAATTTTGTACCTTTAATAGCCGCTCCTGTGCCTCTAGATTTCTTAGATGAAGATTTAGCTCTTTTTTTAACAGAGCCGCCTCTTTTCATTTTAACCATGCCACCTTTATTCATTCTTTCGTATACATCTTTACCGTATGCACCTGCACCCGCCGCCGCACCAGTTTTTACTGCTGAACCAATTAAAGATTTTTCTTTAACACCTAATTTTTTTAATAATTCTTTTTTACTCATTTTTGATGCTTCACCCGTAGTTTTAATACCTACTTTTTCTAACATCGTTTTTGCTGTTTTTGGTGCTAGTTTAGAACCTGCACTTATTAATAATTTTGATAAAAATCCTAACATTCTATCCTCCTATATATATTTTCTTTTTTTTGATTTTTTCATTTTTACAAATCCGCTTGATTTGTATGGTTTTCTTTTTCGTTGTTTTTTTGCGTGACCACCTTTTTTCATTGGTAGCATATTAATTAAACTATCTAAAGTTTTTACACCCTCAAGACCCATATCAGATAACATAAATGCTGTTTGTTTTGGACTTGTTTTAAACATTTGCATGAGTCTTTCATACATGGTATCTCCACCATCTTTCATATTTAAAATTTCTTCTTTAGATTCTTTAGATAATTTTTTTTTATTTTTTACTTTTTTTTCTAATTCTTCTATTTTTGATTTAATTTCCTCTGGTAATTTATCATAATTAGATGTTGTTTTTGGTGTAGTCATATCTGTTTGTGGCATAGACCTTGGATTAACAAATTGTTGTAGAGTTGCTATTCCACTTGGATTAGGTGTTATTGCTCTTTGCGGATTAGGTGCTACTGGTGGTTGATTAGGAAACATTGGATTGTTTCTCATTGGATAATTCATTACTCTTTACCTTTTTTCATTTGTTCTTTTGCCATATCACTCATTGTTTTTTCTCTTGCTAATGATTTATTTGCTCTAGAGCGAAGTGCATCTCTTTTTTCATTAGACTCAATTCTTTGTTGGTCTAATGCTATGTCAGACTCTGCTTTTGCTCTTTCTAATTCTAGTTTAGCTATATCTATTTGTGCATCAGCCGCTTGATTTTGTTCTTTCATAGCTAACTCACGACTTCTGTCTTGAGCTCTTTGCTGAGTATCCATTGCTTTTCTTTGAGCTTCTTGCTCTTTAATTTGTAAATCTTTCATTGCAATCTGTACTCTTGGGTCAGCCATTTGTTGTTGCTGTTGAGCCATCTGTGCTTGCTGTTGTGCCGCTTGAGACATCTGCATTCCTGCTTGAGCTTGCATCTGTGCAATTTGATTTTCTGTTTCTATTGGTAATTCTTCGTAGTCTTCATCTTTACCCGGATTAGCTCTATCGTACTCTGGAGCCGGTGGTAACTGTGCACCAGTTTGTGCCATAATCATTGCTCTGTATTTATGAGCCATATGCTCTTGAATGTGAGCCGTTATATTACCGGCTAATGCCTGTGCAACCTGCGGTGATTGCGGTGTCATTGTTGGGTCTTGCATCATTGCTGTATGTACAGCTATGTGTGCATCGTGGTTTTGCGATGCAAAAGCCTTAACTGGTCTTCCATACATCATTGCATAGTTTTCTGTTGCCGGGTCTTTTCGTTTTGCTCCTGCTTCTGGTAGAAGCATATCATCAATATTCTTAACATCTAGTGCCTCATACAATCTCTTGTAGGCTTCCTTCATATCATGAATTTGTGGAGCCGCCGCCGCCGCTTGCAATTGCGTTTGTGCAAGTAAAACTCTTTGTGCTGTAGAGAATATGTTCGGGTCAGACACGGGAACAATATCTATTTTTGCATCAAAGTCTTTTTTAAATACATACCGAGTATCATTCTCTACACTGTAGGGATAATAGTCTGGTAGGTAATCTTTATTTATTCTTGATAGTATTTTAAATTCTTCTCTCTGTGCTTTGTGTAATCTCTTATGAATAGAAGACATAACTTTAATACCCTGCTCTAAGAGAGCTATGGTAGTTCCTACAGGTGCTTGTGAATTCATATCACCCGCCTGCATATCTGTTATTGCCGCTAGTCTTCTTCCTTCTTGTGTCATTGAACCAAGAAGAGCAAAGAGTGTTTGTGATGGTTCTTTAAATGGTAAAGGTACAATAGACTTTCTTATGTCATCGCCGTATCCCTCAACATCTCTAAACTCACCAAAACCAACAGGCTGTTCTCCCTCTACCCTCATGCCTCTAGCTTTAAAGCCACCCGGTAAATTGGAGAACTGTCCTGCATCAACCAAGGAGCGAAGAATGGTTGTTACGGATTTCTGTAAGTTACCAAGTAGATGGACATAGCCTAAACCATAAAATCCAAAACCCGGTAAAAACTTGTAGTGTACAAAGTGTTGTATTCTTTTAAAACTTTCATCATCATCCAAATAGTTTTGACGAATAGATAAAACTTGTTTTGTTTCTTTGCATATGCTGACAATGTGAGGACAAGCGAAATCTTTTTCTTGGCCCGGTATATCAATGTCAACGTGCATCTCAAGAATAGTAAATCTACCATCTTTTTGATAACTCTTTGATGGTGTTATACCTTCTATGTCTTGTATCTTTTGTGTAATGTCATTAGAGTCATCCTCATCCGGATTCATCTCCATATCAACATCCATATAAAAACCATTTGCTTGTCTCTTACGCAATTCGTTTTCTGTGTATCGTAGTATGTGTGTATATCTACCAGACGTTCTTAAATCGGTTGTGTTGTAAGAAATTACAAAATCAGTAATAGGAATAAATTTTGCAACGGGTCTCTGTAATGCTTCATCATAGTATACTTTCTTAAAGCAACTACCAACAATAGGAAGATAGAAAAGCATCTGGTCAAAGTCATCAAAGTATTCCTCCATTGACTCTGTAATCTGATAGTTAAGAAACTCTTTTACTCTGCTTGATTGCTTAACAACTTCATCTGTTCTCTCACCAATAACTTTTGTTTTTACTGGGCCATCAGCAGGAAATAATTCTTTTATTGCCTGTGATTGAAATTGTACTGCACCCTCAATCATCATTGGATGATGTGCTGAACAAGCACCGGGGAATGGTTTTGTTGTGTCTTCTATTTTAAGACCAAGTAAATCCATACCCTTCTTAATTGTTTCTTCGTAATCTTTTCTGCTATTTAAGTCAGCCTCAAAAGCATCTAGTAATTCACTAGAAATTTCACTTAACTCCTCATCACTCATGTCTTCGGCAAGGTTATCAGAAACTTCTACAGTTTCCTCCATTGGCTCGCCTTCTGCAATAATTGTAACTTCTTCTTCGAGAAGTGGGTCTACAGACCCAAAAGGAGTAACTGCCATTTAAAATACGCCTTTAAAACTTCCGCCTCTTTTAGCCGCTCCCATACCTCTAGATTTTTTAGAAGATGATTTAGCACGTTTTTTTACCATACCACCCTTTTTCATAAAACCCATTTTGTTTCTTACTGGCGTAGGTAACTTTGATAAACCTTTATTGCCAGATGGTACAGGTTTTAAGCCAGAACCAACGGGGCCACCTTCAGCCATTTTTAAACCCATATTTTTTTTACGAGCATTCATCATACCGCCAATATTTTTTTTATTATCAAAAAAACTTGTAACATATTTAACTGCTTTACCTATATCTTTACCAGTTAAATCAAATGCGTTTTTAAGTCTTTCTCCAATATTAATGTCTGGATTTTTTTCTAAATCTTTACCTAAGTTTTTAATATATGTAATTGGTATACCGTATTTTAAAGCGGTTTTACCTAATTCATATACTCCTTTTACTAATGCCATCTTATACTCCTAATTTTTTCATTTCGTTTGCGAGCTCTTCGGCTCTGTTCTTGGTTTGTTTCGCCCAACGTGAGTCGAGCATCTCAATAGAAGCACCTGCATAATTAAGTGATGATAAATTTTTCCACATATTACGGAACTTACTAACCCCTGTAGCCCCAAGTTGAAAAACCATTTCTGTTATAATATCCTTCGCTTCTCCCTTTATATCAGAGCATCCAAATTCAGTACATAGTCTTTTTGCTGAATCTTGTGCACTCTTCAAATCCTCTTTAAATATATCCGTTAAATACTCCTCAGAGTATTCTTTGCCGTCTTCCCAGAAGTCCTCTACACATAGATGGCCGTAGCCGATAGTTCTTTTATCTAGGGTATCCTTGTATACGGAGTTTCGAAAACCCTCGTGTCTCTTTACTCTATCCTCTAGTGATTCCATTACCAGTAACTTCCTTTCGGGCCTGTTGCCTCTTCCATTGGAACATCCTGCGGGTGACTAACCATCCACCCCTTACGCAGTCTCAGTAGAGCCTGTGTTGTTGAGTCGACTAAGTCATCATGCTTCGTATTTGGAAACATAGCGAATTG